GACCTCTTTCTTTTTATTAATTTTATTATTCCAATTGAAGGGTAATGTGTCTTTGTATCTATTAGGATAGAACTCAGTTTCCATGAAATTTACCAAGTTAGCTGATGCTTTTGGTCCGATACCTGCCTCAGTACAACTGTTCTCGCTAATATCTTCGATGTGTGATATTGTATCGCATAATTTTTGAGAAGCCGACCGACCAATAAGTGGTATTGAGAAAGCAGGTAGAACGTCTACCAACTTGCTACTCTTTGACTTTTCTAGTTCATCAAAGAGTTTCTCAGCTAATTTTTCACTATGTATTCTATTCTGTATATCTGATACAGTAAGTTCATAAAGCTCGGGCAGAGATTCGACACCTAACTTAGAGATAGTCGAAGGCCCAAGCCCTTTTATTTTAAGAGAAGATGAAAAGGACTCTAACTTTTTAGTCCACTGCGCAGGACACTTTGTGTTTCTGCAAAACAACTGCTCGTTTACTAACTCCAGTATGGAGTCACAACAAGGACAGTTAGTCGGTGGTGTAATCGTTGTCATTTCTTTTCTCTCTCAAATATATAATATATTATACAAAAAGTTTAAGCATCTGTCAAGAACTATTTTTGAAATGCTCAGGAAAATTTCCACATTCAAAATTTACTACTCCTCGTAGATGTGGGTATCTTCCACAATGTTTCGATTTTTCCATTGAAAATGTAATGCTTTAATCTTTTTTATTAAAGAGTTTATCCAAATTTTTATCATATATATCCTGTATTATTCTATCGGCCATTGCTTGATGACCTTCCTCTAACGGATGGTCCATTGGACCATACTTGTTCTTAAATCTGTACTTTGTCATTTCGTAGAAACCTTCATCATTTAACTCAGGAATTTCTCTCTCAAAGTCTTGTCTATTCATACCATATTGTTGTTCCCATACTATGTTTGCACCCTCTCTTCTTTTTTCGCTCAAAGAGTCTAAAGCGCAGTCTATTTGTCCTTTACTCATAAAGTAGTATAAATGAGGTATGCCTTCACTATTGAGTAATCTTCTAAGATAAATCATCTGCATACACATATCATGTACATTCCACTTAATACTTCTGCAATATCTCATATAGTATTTCCACCCTTCAAATTGATCTCTAGTCATGTCGGGGTGGCAATAAATATCGCTTCTTTTAATATCTAACTGCTTTCTATCAAAAGAAAAACGAATGTGTCCTACCTGTCTCCATATATTTAAACTGTTTAAGTACTCTACTCTATTAGGGCCTGACCATAATATAATTGCTAATTTAGGTTTCTTAGGCATCTGTATCATATCGGTAGAAGTAACTCTCACTATTCTGTCATTACCTCCTCCTATTTTAGATGACCTTCCCCAAGTTTCATCAAAATGTTTTGCAACTAAATGTGTATAACATCCGTTAAATCTATCTTGTAACTCCATCCCTTGTGTGAAGCTATCTCCATTATAATAAATCCCAGGGTGTGTGCTACTATATCTTTTGCATATTCCTGGGTTGTCTACATAATTTAAATCTAGTACTGACTCGCTCAAAATACTTTTACTCCATATCTTTTTTCAAATAACTTGGCGTCTTCCCAGGTGTTAACCATAGGCTGGCCTTTTATGTTTAAACTTGTATTTAATAACATTGGTATCTTTGTCACTTCGTAATACGCCTCTAGTATTGGTCGTAGTGCTGAGGTGCTGTCTTTTCTAACCACCTGTACTCTTGCAGTTCCATCAACATGGGTGACTGATTTGTGGTCGTGTTTTGCTTTTGCAACATATTGCATAAACTCATTAGTAGGCCCTTCAAAGTATTCATCTACAAACTCCTCCAATATCGCGGGAGCGAAGGGTCTAAACTTCTGTCGTTTTTTGACATCATTAACGGTGTCTTTAATGTCATAACGGATATCGCCAAGAAGACTGCGATTGCCAAGCGCCCTAGGGCCAAACTCTGCTTTTCCATTTGCTACTCCTACCATTCGGTTACTAATTAATTCTTCTACTACTTTAGTAGGACTGATAGGTCTATCAATATCATATCCTAAAAAAGTATCTTTAAATTCTATTCTTTGTTTTGTATGTGCTAGTATGCAACCTAATGCACTTCCTGCATCTCCTGGGTTAGGAAATATCCACATCTTTTTAAACTTGTCTCTTATTTTACTGTTTGCTACACAGTTCAGTGCAACGCCACCAGCGTATGCTACTTTATCCCCGTACAGTCTTGCTCTATCAAATATCTTTCCAATCTCAAATTCAATCTGCAACTGCGCACTAGCGGCTATATCTTCAGGTGTATGCCAAAACCATTTTTTCATAGGAATACCTTTATGCAAATTCTTACGCGTCATGTTGGTCATATCTACACAAGGAGTGCCATATGCTGCCATACCCATTGTTATATACTCATCTTCATTTGGCTTGAGTCCTATTCGTTTCGTGATTGCACTATAGAATAAGCCTAAGGATTGTGGGTACTTCATGCTCCACACTTTTTTATGGTCTACCCAAATACTTGCTGTGTCCCATTCTCCTATAGCATCTATAACTACTGTAGCATCTGGAACAAAAGGAGCAGTATAATATGCTGCTGCCATGTGGCTTTCATGATGTTTAATATGATTTGATATAAACTTACCATTATCTGTAGCTTCCATACCATGAAATATTCTACGAGCATTTTTAAGCTCTGTATCTTCATAGAAAAAACTTTGATTACACTCTAATCTCTTAAACTCTATAGGAAGATGTTTATCATTCTTGACACGACTGTACCTCTCAGCTTGAGTTGCAAATAAAATTTTGTCGTCTTCCATGTGTGCCACTGCGGCATCATGGAATCCTTCACTAATCCCTAAATATTTCATTTTTCTTGGGGAAGCTATGTAGGATTTTTGAGTCCATGCTAAAGCATTCCGTATGCCCTCCAAAATGGTGTTGTGTTTTGTGCCTGTCATCTTGATACATCTTGTGTAGTTTCTGTTCCCATCTCCAGCAATCGTATATCGTCCCCTGCCAAAGTCTCTGTATTCTTATGTCGTAGTTCGTAAAACCACGCCCTCTTTTTACTGCGTCTTTGAATGTTCGCCCTTTTGCGATGCCTACCTTTATTGTTTCTCGTTCCCATGTTTGCATGTTTACCAGTACTATTCCGTATAGTATGCCGTCTTTTTCTTTTTCCCACGGATGGTTATCGAAAAAAGTTTGATTATATACTCCGCCACTCATCTTATTTGATACCTGTATTTTGTATTTAAGTATTTGTCAAAAAGTTTTTTAGAGTCTAGTGGAAGATTAAAGTAATTTTTTCTTTGCATGTTATTATAAATTTCTTCATAGTATGTTATATCAATTTTCATTTTCCGTGAAAGTATTTCTAATAACGCAGAACTAGTTTCTGCTTCCATTATAAGTTCATCTGTATTTTCGGGTATTAACTTCTCATCATATAGATACTTATCATGCCATATACCACGTCGCTGAGAAATTGATGCACTTACTACTCTTGCATAAGTGTCACGCCTATCTAATATTATAACTTTATCAAACTTCTGTGCAAATCTATACCAAAATACTGTTTCACTCTCTGCATCTAACCAGTCGAGTCCTGTAGTATTATAAGGGCTATCTGTCCAATACAAATAACATCCTAAAGATTGTTTTGTATTTACAATAACTTTTACTACTACATCTTCAGGAAGATTTTGATAATCTATTGTCTGGTGTTTATCATCTAGTTTATCTTTTAATTCTAGATTCCAAGGCTCAGCTATATAGTTACAGTCAAGTCCCTCGGCAATACCCTTCATAAGCTGGGTACTTCCTGTTCTTCCAGTAGCTATAATTAATACTCTCATTTCCACTCCCACCCTTCCTCAATGGAAGACTGGCAGCCTTGTATAAAATCTCTATCTTCTTCAGAAAGGACTGACCAAAATTTACTGATGCTGCAACTATATTCCATGCACCCGTTGGGGTCTGCTATATGAACATTGTTCTTCATCATGTATTCTAGTACATCTAGTTTTTTCTGTATTTTCTCTCTTAGTATCATACTCTTTTTACTATTCTAGGTATAATTTCTCCACTACGAATAACCTCTACATCACATCCAATCTCTAAGTCTAGTGCTTCGATATATCCGATATTGTGTAGGGTTGCTCTGCTTATTGTCGCCTCTCCAATGATACAAGGCTCTAAAATTGCAACTGGTGAAACAGCACCTGACTTCCCGACATTCCATTCAACATCCAAGAGCCGAGTAACTACTCCAGCCTGTCTTGTTTTTAAAGCGAAACTACCTCTAGGGTGGTGTGCTGTGTAGCCTAATTTTTCAAAATATATATTAGAGTCGACTCGTACAACTTTACCATCCTGAGGAAATTCACGATAATCACTTTTGGTGACAGCGTTAAATCCCATGCCTGATACTAAGTTCATATCTTCTGTCCACTCAGCACCAATAGCTGGTTGGAGTCCATATGCAACAAAAGTAAGGTTACGGGATTTAAATTCTTCTATGTCCTTTAGATTCAAAGCACCACTTGCATAATTTCTAGCATTTGGTATTGTTTTAGGGGCAACGATTTCTCCAGTAATCTGTTTCAATCCTTTACACCATATTTCATTTGGCACTAAAGTTTTTATTTTATCAGTAATATCTAACCCTGCTTTGCCGTCACCACGAGTAAGTGCTTGATGAAAGATGCCGTCTACATAAGTTATAGACACAGCTGCACCGTCCAGTTTGGCAGTCATAATTGTGGCTTGTGTGGCTTCCCAGTTTGGTTCTTCATCTTCTCCTACAAAGACTTTCTGAAGTGAGTACATTGGGAAAGGGTGTGAATATCGCGCATCAATACTTGCATGACCTACTTGCTCCTCAAGAGCAGTGTTCTCTACAAGTCTATCATATACATCGTCAGGTAATATAGGATTGCCTTCTGCATACATTTGATTACAATATTCTAGGTATTCTGTCTTATTCATAAATATATTATACAGAATTTTTAAGGATTTGTCAAGGATTATTTTTTGATGCTATAGGTATATCTTGTCTAACACTTCTTTGAAATGAGTTTCTAGTACTCCTTTGACTTCTGATATAGAAAGTATTTCTACTAATGCCTCAAATAGTCCACGACTATTATCAAAATCTAAAGGCATGGCAATGCCGTCCCTTGTTGGTTTCCATTCTTCGTCAAAGTCTTGATAATACTTTCTTATATGTAGATACTCTGTTCCACGAAAAGTATTGACCATAACAAAGATTTTTTCATGTTTAGCTTCGTTATAACCTATTTCTTTTTCGTAAACAGGTGCTGCGTTATGTAGTTCTATCATTTTTCAAAATCCTCGCTAGAGGAAGGATAGAAGTTACGCTTTCAGGAGATAATAGTCTATAAGAATCAGTGTCCCAACAAAACAACAATACTTGATTATTGTTTGGCTTTGCTCTATTTCTTTTCTCCTGTATGTATTTATTATCGAAGTCTCTAGTACAGACATTATATTTCATTCTGCGACTATTCTGACTGCGATACGTGACTACTGCATCACCAGCGTCATCAATTTTTTTAACAAAATCGTCTTTTTTCATGCGTTCCTTGTTGGTAGGTTAATATCTATTACCGTCCAATCATGGTATCGTCTTGCAAGGTCTTTCTGTTAGATGCAAAAAAGTGCGGGCAGTCCTAAGACTACCCACATTCCAGGGGTATTAATCGTTAAGTTTGTTGATTAGGTTTGTGAAATACACAGCTGCTTTACCTGTAAGCTTACTTACAATAGCACCGTCTGCTTCTTCTCCTGCATCAGCAATAGCTTTAGTCAATCCTTCTTGAGCTGCTGCAACATTGACTCTACCGCCACCTGTTCCACCGCTGCTTGATTTGACTGCTGGTGTTTTCTTAACATAAACACCTGCTTTTGTTAGAATCATTCTGACACCATTTGGGCTCTCGCCTAATTCTTCAGCAATATTCTTAACAATCTCCATGCTATTTTCTGGAGTTGGTTCTTCTGCAGTATACATTTCAACTGCTTGTTCTTTACTTTCGTCTGTCCACGCCATAGTTCTTTTCCTTTTTAGTTTATAGTTTTGTTTGTATTCAGCAAGAGTATAGGTACTGCGATAGCCAGGACACCAACCTGTGGTTTCTAGCATTTGTGTGTAATACCTGTCGCTCATTGCTTATTTCCTTATTATAAATATATTATATCCGAATTTTAACCATCCGTCAAGAACTATTTTTCAATAGCTATATCCGAAGTGGTCAATTTCTTCATGATACAGCTGGTACATTAAAGTTATACTTTTCATTGTATACCAATTCTTATAGTCCGATATACTTTTTTGACCTGCCATAATTGATGTATCTTTTGGATGTAAGTTTAACATATCTAACTCGTTTTCCCAATCCTTAAAATCAATAAAATGAGTGCAGTCTTTATAGAGTTCTTTCTGAGAGAGTAAATTACCTTCTAATAACCAATTATCAAAACCTATAAAATCATAGCTCTGCATATACTCATATACTGCCCTTTCATAGGTATCTCTAACTACTGCTATATCTTCTCCTTCATAGGTGAGTATTAAGGATTGACTCATCTTTTTAGTAAATTTTCTAATGCTTTCAATTTATCTTTTGCTTCTGCAAGTTGACCTACCCACTTATCAAACTCAGGTAGTAGATCAGAGTGTTCTCCAATACCTACTGAATTTTGAAAATAAGTTTGTAAAACTGCTTCAGCTTCTAATATTTCAGCATTATACTTAGCTGCTAATGCTTCAAAATATGGGTTGCCTCTATACATTTTTTATTCTCCTAGTAATCCGTTCAGAAATCCTTTCTGAAATCTTATTTTATATATGGGGTTTAACATGGGTAGGAGTACAAAAGGTACTATAACAAAAGTCATTACCATTGTTACAACACCAGATATTATCTTTTGTCTCCTAATTATATGACCACGAGGTATTCTCCTAAATATAGGAAGGTAAACCACACAAAGTTGTATGAGCCATGCAGCTAACCACATAGCTATTATTAATTCTGACATAAATGTCCTTTTTACATATACTCGCGTAAATGTCTTAGACTGCCCATCTCATAAGATGCTAAACAATATTGTTTGCCTGCAAAACTTAGATATGGAAAGTACGTATCTTTTAAATCTTCTTGTGTACACTCTATTGTGTCTACTAAGTACACTTTGTACCCTCTTTCTTCCGCCAATTCAGGTTTCAGTTCTCTTTTAACTATTGCTGGATAGTTTTGTCTAATTGCCCAAACTTTTTCTTCGGGTTCAAACTCCTCAGCTACGCACTGCTCTGGTAGCATTGCGTTTCTTCTTCCTTCATAGTCTGTCATTGAGAGCTTCTGAGGTACTCCAATTCTATCAATGATACCTTTTACGAAAGCAGGAGAACGATACAACCCTTTGGCTATATCTGATACTGTAGCTCCTTCCAAGTACATTGCTACTGCAGATGAAATCTCTTGTGGTGTTGCTGCTTTACCTTTGTTCTGTGCTTTTCGTTTTGCACGAAACTCCATAGTCTCGTTAAATTCTTTTATAATATTACTTAATCTTGTTGTGTTGTAAGCAATATTTAGTATACCACAAGCTTCCTTCTTGGTAATAGGTTTACTACCATCCTTTGGATTTAATAACTCAATTACCTTGGTTATATTCGCTTGTGTAATCTGTTCGTGTTTTTTTATTCTCATTTTCTACCCCAAGTAAAATTATTGCATAATGCAGAATCTTTAGTAAGTCCTGCTCGTTTTTTCCATCTTTCTTTCCATAGCGTTGGGCATACTTTATAATATTGCCTAGGCA